TGGTATGTATGGCGAGGGGGTAACCCATGAACCGCAGAGCCCTAATAAAAGCCATACTTTGCAGCCCCTTTGCGTTCTTACTGGGCAAATCCAAGACTGAGGCTGCTTTCGACCCAGAGAAGAGTTACGGGGATGGCGTGGACGTTGGCCCAGATGACGATATATACGAAGCTCGTGGCATTGTGATGAAGAATGCCACCCTTGTCGTCCCAGAGGAGTATTGGGGCGGGATAAGGTTGCGCCAATGGTCGATTTCCCCCATTATCAAGGACGGCAAGGGTGTGATATTTGTTAGTTGGGCTTATACTCCGGAGCCTAAATCATGACAGAAATAAAGGAGCGTACTTGCTATAAAAACGGCCAGATATGGGAAGCTTCATGGCCCATGTGCTGGACGGTCAAGTTACATTTTGTTGACGTTCGGGAGGATCAATCTTTGTTCATGGTCGAAGAAATCACTGAGGGAAGGGTTGGTATGTTCCACAGGGACTACAACGATCCGCCTTACTTATTCACTCCAGATGCCATTGACAAGCTTTTGGGTGAGAAGAGGAAGCTAAATGCCTGAAATGAAATTTAAAACCAAGTGGTTCCAGTGGGACTTTTTCAAAGCCACGAACCGCTTCCCGTCTATGGTAGCTGGCTGGGGCACTGGCAAGACTGCCTTTGCTCTTTTCAAGGGCATTAGTTTGAGTGAGAGTTACAAGGACAATTTAGGCGTTATTGTCAGGTCTAAGTTTACTGATTTACGTGACAGCACAATGAAGGATTACACGACGTATACTAAGAAAAGCGTTCCACAGGGCACTAAGGAATCTGCTTTCCCTAACGGTTCTAAGGTCTTGTTCCGTCATGCTAAGGATTTATCCGGTTTACAGAACGTTAATATAGGCTGGTTTTACATTGAGCAGGCGGAGGAATTCCCTACCGAGAAGCAGTTCATGCTCTTAAGGGGCAGACTCAGGCGCGTCCTGACTCCTAACGACGACGTGCAGGAGCGTCTTTGTGATACCATCTCCGACGTTACCGGCCTTCCTGCATTAAAGGAGGTTGTAGACGACTGGAGGGCCCTTAAAAGCGACGCCGTTGGTAAGGACGGAGAGAGGATAGTTGACCCGCAGAGTAAGACGGGTAAGTTTTTTAACGAGCGGGACATTGCGGAAATGGCCTTAGTGGACCAGTTAGGAATCGCTTTAAGACAGGGCATGGTAATAGCTAACTCTAACGGCCATAACTGGGTATGGAAGAAATTCGTTAAGAGTAATCTTCCTGAACATTCCTGCATTGAGGCATGTTCGTGGGAGAACGAGGATAACGTACCAAGAGATACCATCGCCGACTGGCGCCGATTAGAGGTAGAAGCTCCCGCCACTTACAAACAGTATGTAATGAACTGCCACGACGAGGTAGATATCGACGCCTGTTATTATATTAGTATTATGAACGAAATGCGGTCAAACGGCCATCTTGCCAAGGTTAATTACGACCCTTCGGTCAGGGTCCATTTATCATTTGATATCGGTTTAGACTGCACAGCCATCTGGTTTTTGCAGATCGTGAACGGGAAACGGCTCCTGATTGATTATTACGAGAATACCGGCAAGTTTCTTGACCATTACGCTAAAATCCTCGATTCCAAGAAGTACAACTACGGTAAGGTCATCTTGCCTCACGATGGTACGGCCAGAAGTAAAATCTCAGGCGAGAATTACGCTAAGGCCCTCACAGACCTCGGTTATAAGGTCCACGTCAACCCCAGGATCGCCGAGAAGGATATAGGCATCCAGATCACCGCAGGTATGCTGCCTAGCTTTTACATGGACGAGGACAAGTGCAAGTCGGGGATTGAGGCTCTCGACCATTACAGGCGTGAATACGATGAGGATAACCGCGTTTACAGGGAGAAACCCTTACACGACTGGGCGAGCCATCCCTGCGATTCCCTGAAGGAAATGTGCCAGGCGTTGAAGGCTGGTCTTTTAGGCTCATCGAGCGGCGCTTCTATCGAGCAGGTCAAGAAATGGTCTAAATTCTATTCGAGGACGGGATGAACCCAATACACGAATATTTTGCTAATAAATTACGAGATGAATTGCCTGAACTTATTTTAAGTTCCCAGATACTTACGTGCAGTTTCAGGGATAAATATGAATACCTGACAGACCTTGAATTTCGTTTGAACTTTGGAATTCCAGCTAGTGTATTTCTAAAAGCCAGAAAACCAATAATAATAACCAAGCCGATGAAATGGCGCAGATGGGGAGATGTGGGATGAAAAAGGATTGTCCAATATGCGAAAATAAGTTGAAGTTTGAAGATAAACCTGTTTTTATATTCTGCAATAGTTGCAAGACTAATTTGTGGGTTCCTGATTTACTGACAAAAGACCCAAAAGAATGTGGAAAGACTTGGTAAATGCCTAACGACGAAACAACTAAATCTGAATTCCACGACGTTTACGAGATAAACCAGACTGCATGGGATCCGTTTCTGGAGCAGGCGTGTCTCGATAACGACTTTGCCTTGAAAGCCCAGCATTCATGGGAGGAAATGGAACGCGCAAATCGCCAGAACAGGATTCTTCATACGATTGACAAGATCGGACGACAGATCAACCTTCTTCACGGCTACGAGATACGAAACAGACACATCCTAAAGATAGGTCCTACGGGAAACTTCGACGAGAACGAGGACCAGGCATGCAATCAGCATACAGGCGTAATAATGAGCCAGATGGACCGTAACAACGGCTACGATATCATGTCAAACGCCTTCAGGTGGGGAATACTGGTACAGGGGTCAAATTTAATAGAATCATGGCGTGACCGTGACGGTATTCTTCAATATGGCAGACTCGGTTACAATCAGTTTTTGCTAGACCACGGACTCACCAAGAGCGACCTTTCCGACTGTGGTGACATTCTGACCGGCCAGTGGATTTCCGAAGATAAGGCCAAGATGCTCGTCCCTACCCGCGCAAGTGAGATAGAAGGAATACAACCCTTAACCCATTCGAGCAGATGGTCGTTTCAGGGCTCACCTGCAATGCAGAACCGCGCAGGTAAGAGGTTATTTGAGCAGTGGTGGAAACGTGACACTGAAGAGATTTCCGTAGTCCAGCACAGATTCAACGGCCAGAAACTAACGTTTAAAGAGTTCACGCAACGAACTGCTAATGGCGACAAGAACCTAGCCAATAGAATCATACAGGAAGCTAAGGCCCCGAACGGCGCACCACTATTGGTAAGATTCAGGGATATCAAAGACAAGATCGTTTTAAAGATATTAGTAGACGACGAACTTATATGGGAAGGCGATAATCCCATGAAGATCAGAGACTACAATTATACATGGGTACATGGTATGTTCTGCCCCGAATGCCCAAGAACTGAGTTAAAACTTCAGTCATTCGTTAGAGGCCAGCGTGATCCACAGGTAATGTATAACCGTAGAATAAATCAGATTATGGACATTATTGAATCGCAGGCTCAAGGCGTTAGGGTTACAAGGTCCAAACATCTAATGAATCCTGAAGAAGCTTACAAAAGCGGGCAAGGTATCAATCTTCAAGTTGACCCAGATACCCCTGACCAGCTGCCTTTGAAAGAAATATTTAACCAATTCCCAGCTTCCGAGGTAGGGCAGTCCTTATTCACCGCATTGGCTGTAATTGACAAAGACGGCACTGAAACAGGGGGTCTCAATCAAGACATATTCGGCATCGACGATAAGGATAAAGAAATATCCGGCGTGTTGGCACAATTCCGCACAGGACAGGCACTTACAGGACAGGGCTGGATGTTCCAGAACCTAAGAGCCTCCAAGCGTGACTTCGGCAGAAAACAAGTCCAGATGGTGCAACTGAATTACGACCCTAATATGGTAAGGAAGATAATCAACGAGGAACCGGTAGAGGGTTTTTACTCTGAAGACCTCACAAGATTCGATTGCAACCCAGTTGAAGGACTCTTAACCGACAGCCAGCAGAATATGTACTACCAGGAGTTGAAGAGTTTAAGGAAAGACTTCCCAGAAGAGTTTGCAGGTGTTATCACTGCCGATATGATAGTTCAGGCTTCGCCAATGCAGTTCAAACTCAAGACATTAGAAGCTATTAAAAGGGCTGTTCAGCAGAGGTCTCAATCTCAACAGCAACAAGCTCAGTCACAGAAGATAACCGACGAGCTAACTCAGGGACTTACCGCTGTCCAGATTTCACAGGCGCAGGAGAACGTGGCCGATGCTCAGGAGAAACGAAGCGAGATTCCCTTAAACAGGGCAAAGACCATAACGGAAATAAACAAGAATAGATTTGACCCGATAATCAGTTTACTAAAAGAACAGGTCAGATTAGAAATAGCACAAGAGAGTCAACAACAATTAGCAGGAGCGAACCAAAATGCCTGATCACACTAAGTCAGAACGCAAGAAAAGAACTAAAAAATCCCACAAGAAGGCAAGAAAGAGGAAGAGATAATGGTACAGATAGTAGTAAAGAAACCGAAGATTTACAGAGGCGATACACCCGCAGATGAGTTTAAGGCCGAGCTTACAGAAATGATGAAAGACGCTGCTATTAAGTTCAAGTGTGACGTCCATCAGTTGAAATGCAGATTCGCTAATAACGGAGTGGTTGAAATTGCAAAGATGGACGCTGATGAGATTAGCGAGATGGAAAAGAAAAGGATTGCCAAAAAGAATGTTAAGAAGATTCGTGAACAGAGAGGTCTAAATTGAGTAACGTAAAACAAGTTACTATCGACCCGAACATAAAATTAGACGAAAACCGTATTAAGGGAATGCCCGACGATATTAAAGGTCGTTTGCTTGTCACTATGACGATAGCAATGGAGAGATATGAATGTGACTGGACAGACCTTAGATGGGCAGTAAAACCTGACGGCATAATAAGTGTAAAGAGGAAACAATGGGCACTACAAAAGAACAAGAAGAACTTATTCGCCAGGCTGGTAAGTTGCTTAAAAAAGCTTTTCCAAAAGAGAATATGCAGTTCTGTTTCAACCTGACGACTAAGCACGATAATATTAATTATAATATGGACGGAACGTGGAAGCAGAGCGGAATATTAAAATGAACGGAGTATCGAAAAGAGTATGTATTTCAATGCTGACTATTAATACTCTGGCTCAAATCGCCAAGGACGAAGCTACTACGTGGTGTATATGCGGTATAGTGCTGGTATGTTTGACTCATTATGCAGTTCAGGCAATGAAGGATAGAAAGAGTAACTAAAAACTAAATATAAGAGCCCAACTAGAAAATAGACGCTCGTAGAAGAATACTAACGTATTCCTACGGGCGTTTTTTAATACCTTAAATAAAGGAGCAGTAAGATGGAAAACGACCTAAACAAAGATCAGGTGGTCACTGATCCAGACCTAACAGCTGGAGCGGTCGCCCAGCAAGACCTAGATACTCAGGTGGTCACTGAGGACAAGGATGACTTATTAGCTGATGGTACGAAGAAAGCTGATAAAACTGTTAAGTATTCAGAGTTCGAGAAGGCCAACGAGGCTAAGAAGGTAGCTGAAGAGCAGACTGCTTATGCTCAAAGACAACTTGAAATTGTCCAACAGCAACAGTCGCAGGTACAGCAAACTCAGCAAAACCAGCCCGGTTCGACTTACGAACTTGCCATGCAGCAACTTGGCTTTACCGCTGACGATCTTTACGATGGGAATAACGTCCTAAAGATCCAAAATCGCAAAGCTGAACTCGATAATATGATGCAACAGCAACAAACAGCGGCAATAGCCCAGCAGCAGTTTATAGCAAGTCATTCTGATTTTGGAACGGTTGTGGGAAGCGTAAACCCCTCAACTGGAGTAATAATGACATGGTCCCAAGAGGCCCAGGCATTAAAAATGAAAAAGCCGTATTTGGCCGCATCTTTTCAGACAGCAGAAGGAGCTTACCATGCAGTCATGGACGAGAGAAATCTAGTTGACCTTGAAAAGAAAGCTGCTGTGAATCAGGAGCATCTGAACAGGCAGGGAGTTGACCTGAACACTGCCCCACTAGGCGGATCAGCCGCAGGTGGCGGTGGCGCAGGCGACCCCATGAGTCAGTCTTTGCTGTCAAGAGAAGCAACGCAGGACATCATCAACAAACTGGCCAACGGCGAACAAGTATAGAAAGGAGCCATAATGGCTACGAATAACAATATGCACACAACGACAAGGATTAATCATCCTATCAACATCTTTTACCAGTCTAAGGTGTTGCTTAGGGTTATTGATGCCTTCATATATGTACGATTTGGAAAAGACGACTCGATGCCCCAGCACGCCGGAGATACTAACAAATGGCGAAGATGGGCTAATCCGGCGGCGCAGGTAGTACCGCTCATTGAAGGCGTTGATCCTGCACCGATTCTTTTGTCTAAGACTGATATTCAGGTCCAACTGAAAGAGTACGGAGCGTGGATAGTAACCAGTTCGTGGATGACCTTTACTGGCATCACCGATGACGAGAACCAGATGTCGGACATCTTACTGGACAACATGAGATTGACCATCGACACGCTCACCAGGGACGTTGCGAGTGGAACAGCATCACAGACTACCGCATCTAACGGTTCGGGAACGGCTACGTTTATCAATAAGACTGACTTGGATATCATCGTGACTAACCTGCTTAGTCAGAACACTAGAATGATGAAAGACCAGATAACCGCAAGCACAAAGGTAGCAACATCTCCGATAAGAGCATCATTCATTGGTATCGCTCACGTTGGCGAACGAACCAGACTTCAGAACGTAAGCGGTTTCAAGCATGTAAGCTCTTACGCGCAGGATAGGGCAATGCCTGACGAATTCGGTTCCACCGACGATATTCGCTGGCTCTTGACGACTAACGCACCACGAACTGACGCAACGACCGGATATGAGAATCTTATCTTCGGCCAGGAGTTCTACGGCACAGTTAAGATTAAAGGGAATTCTGCGGCTGCACCACTTATCTTCACACCGAAAGATAAAGTTGGTTCACCGTTACAGAGATGGACGACCCTTGGCTGGTTGCAGAATTTCGCAGCCGAACTCCTGAATGATAACTTCGGTCACGTACTTCTCTGTACGGTTTAAGAAAGGATATATTATGAATCAGATAAAAGTAGGACAATTCATTCAGGATGGGGGATTGGTAAATCTTCCTATCGGTTTCATTCCTGACTATATCGAATTGGCAAACAGAGACCTTACCAACACTATATTTCATAAATGGTGGAGGTTAATGGAAACAAATGATATCTCAGGTTCGCAGGAAGGTATCTCTATTACAGAAGGTACCACAGCCGATTTAGCTGATGATGGAGGTATTGTCGCCTATGAAACCGGTGTTCAAACTCCGACAATCGAGGAATGGACGGAAGCAAGGTCAACTGCTGCTACGGCCAGAACTGCAACCGCCGCTGGAACGTATATCAAGCCTACGGTAGCCAATTCTGCTGATAGAGGTTCTATCTTCGAGTGTGTTACTGCTGGTACAGGTGCTTCTACTGAGCCAACGTGGCCAGACTCCGATGGTGAGAACGTCACTGACGGTTCTACCGTATGGCAGAAAGTTAATGTTAGCCTCCAGCGTGGAGGTTACCAAGGTGTTGTTATTGCCGCTGCATTGCAGACTAATGGGCAGTTAATGTATTACAAAGCTATGCTCGCAGATCAATCTGTTGTCCACGGTGATACTGACGGTTGGACAGATGGTATTGACCCTGACGCATAAACAATAATTTAGAAAGGATTTTAGAGATGGAAAACCAAGTTAAAGAAACTGGAACGGAACGACTTAGCAGATTACGGGCAGAAGCCAAGACTTACAAAATTGTAGGTCAATATACGGCAGATGTATTCGAGATCAAGATAGCCGAAGCGAAAGCAGCGGGTGTAGTGCCCGAACAAATCACGCTTGAATCTACGGTAAAATCTGACCTTTCGACAGAAGAAAGGGACGCGATTATCGAAAGACTCAAGTTTGAAGAGGAAACCCGCGCCAAGTTCAGACGTGACCGTGAAATCCTCATCGAAGTGGCAGCTATCAAGGCTGAATCTGAAAGTTTAAAGATCAAGATCGACTTGCCGGATAACCCGACCGAACTAGAACTGGCGAAGGCAAGGCAGGCATTGGGGATTCAGAAGAAGGAAATAAAACCTTCCCCTGAGACACTTGCTATCGAGGCAAGCCCAAGAGGGTACTATGAGTTTACCAATAGGGGACAGGAAGATGCTTCGCACACTGTTAATCCTGGTGGTAAATATTACATAGACCTTATTCCGGACGTGGTTATCGTCTTGTCTGAGTGGCATATTAAATTCTTCAAACTGAAAGCAGTTAGGCCCATTTATGGAAGGGTTTCCACTGGCGTTATACAGGAAGGCCGCATGGGTGAAGAATGTAGGAAAACCGGCAGCAAGCCGAGATTTGCCTTTGAATACTTAGGCAAAGCCCCTGACGACGCCCCGTTCGGATTAGTCTTAGATACTAAAATCCTAGACGAATTAAAACCAAAGGAAGTTGAAGCGTTAGTTTAAAGGAATCAATTATGGAACATGTAAGAGGAACCGATGTCGATAGCCAGGATGCAATAGCTAAAACCTTTAACGACGCTATCGACAACATGAACACTTTAGAGGCCCGTATATTGGAATTGATTGCGGTGAATAAGTCTGTTGAGAAACATAACGCCGAGGTCGATAAATTCAATGCAGATGTAGGCTTCGAGAAAGGATAATTATGAAAAAGTTTATATTAATACTGATGGCTTGTGCGCTGATAGGCGTACTTGGTATCAGAAGCCAGGCAACTGTTGATACTACCCAGATCAATTTCAGCACTGTGACATCAGGTACATTTGATAGAAGTCTTCGTGGTTGGGTTAATACACTCAATCAGGATATCGTACTAGCAAGTGGAGCTGGAACGCTGGGTTTAAAGTCTGGCGGAACTGTGTATTACGTTGACGGTAATAAGACGACCACAGGAACTGGTACAGGTGGATGGGACAATGCTTTCAATACCCTATCCGCTGCGATGGCAGTTAGTCACGCCAATATCGGTATAACAGCGAGAAGGGCTTTTGCATCGAGGAATACTATCTATGTTAGAGCCGATGCTATCACTGAAGATTTAACTACAATGGCTCAGAAGACTGACATTATCGGCGTTGGCAGTAATGATGGCTACGAGAAAGCTTTAATCGTCGGAACATGGATAATACCTGATACCGTTTCGTACTTAGGCTGTCATTTCTATAATATGCAATTTAGGGATGACGGTGCAGGTGGTGCTTTATTCGACCTTGATACGCAAAGTGGTACAGAATTTCACGGATGCTTGTTTGATGGCGGTGCAACCGACACCATTGCTTTGCAGGTTGAGGAATGTCAGTTTCTTAAAGTCATAGGATGTGAGTTTAGTGACGTTAGCCAAACACTGCCTTGGTCGGCATCTGCTATCAAAGTAGTTGATGACACTGACCCTGTATTTGGCTATCGGATCTCAGGTAATACAATTTCAACCGCGGGTATTGGCATTGACTTTGACGAAACTGTATCTGCTAATTGTTGGATTACTGACAATTATATTCGCGCAACAGGTTTAACTATTGATGACGAAGGTGACGACGTGTTTGTTATAAACAATCGTCTAATCACGGATGTCGATACTACAACCTCTACAGCCGGATATGGCTTTAATATTCAGTTATCCGCTGGAAATATCCAAATGGGCGTTACTGGATTAGGTGATACCATACCGTTCGCGAAGATTGCAGAGTAATTTAACGGGGAGGCTTAGTCCTCCCCTATTTTTGAGGTTATTATGCCATTAACATGGACAAGAGAAGAAATCAGGGACAAGTTTCGGGAACTCACCGGCAGAAAGACTACCGATCAGATATCCGATAGTGATGTTAACGACTTGATCAACGATTACTATGTGAACCACTTCCCCGGCGATGCTAAGGTAGATGAATTCGATACATTCTTCACACAGGCTCTTTCAGCTACCGATGACGGCATTTACGCTCTTGACAGTACTGTGGACCGCTTTGACGACCCTGTGACGATTAACGGCAGGCAGATAGAGTTCTCAAGGCAAAGAGAAGAGTTCTTCGGAACGGACCATGATCGACACCATCATCATTTCAACTTCTTCGGGGTACGTACAACTTTCCTCCAGCATCAGTTTATTGACGAACAGTTCATAACTGCCCCTACGTTAGTGATAGGTTCTTCTGATAACACCAAAGTTAAACACAGCGACTTCACGTACAAGGTTCAGGACTTCTCATATTCAAAGGCGTCTAGTGAGGTTGCTTTGACTGGAAGTGCAATACCACAGGGCAAGTTCGGGGCATGGAGTTTGAAGATAGACACAGATGGTGATATCGCCGTTGCTGCTGCTGTAGCTAATTCTACGGGCTACGACACTCCCAGAATAGCATTGGAAGCTTTGAACAGTTCAGACTCCACTACAGCTTATATGGGTTATGTAACTGTAACTAAGTCAGACGGGGCTTTCACGCCAGCTGCTACGGCCTTAGACGCATCAAATGTAACTGCAACCTTTACAGACGGTAAGTTCGAGAACAGGGGCGAACCTATAAGAGCTTTGCTTTATGGTACTAACCTTTACGTCGATCCCAAGCCGAATGATATTTACGAGTTCAAAGCATTGCAGATAGCAGATAGGCCAACGGCCTTTGCAAGTGATTCAGATAAACCCGCTGACCCGAAACATGGGCCTGCGATAGCATTAGGAACGGCTATGATATTTTTAAGTGATAACGGAGACACGGAGAAGTTGGCAGAGCAATCGCCAAGATCGAGAACGCTTAAAAATTCAATAAGGTCAGATAAGGTAAAACGCCTATTAGGCACGGTAATAGTAAGGAGCTCTTAAATGAAACGATTAATAATATTTTTGTTATTATGTTCAACTTGTTTTGCCGTGGGAACCAGAAGGTATTCCGCAAAGGACTTCGTTGTGGTTAATCCAGGCAATGGATCAGCGGTACAAGGTGCTATCAACAGTCTTCCCCCCACGGGCGGTACGGTCTATCTCAAGGCTGGCCTCTACCCGTTCTCGCAAGCGGTCTTAGTCCCCAGCAATATCCACGTCACGGGCGATCCTAATGCACTGGTGAGAATGGATGACGGCGTAGATGACATAGCTTTCACTAATGATGATCGGGTTAATGGCAATGTGAATATTTGGTTCAGTGGATTCACTCTCGACGGTAACAAGGAAACAATGTCGGATGACAACTTTGCAACCGTGCTGGCAAAACATACCGGCGCTTCTGGTGCTGGTATTGGTACGATTGATTTCCACAAGGTCGAGAATTTACGCATAGAAAACATGACTATTTTAAATGGTTATGCTTCTGGTATTGAGGTTCAGTTTTGCAGTAACTTCTTTATTAACAATAATAAGGTTAAGCGAGCAGCGGATGACGGCATAGCAATAAACAGAATTTCTTTTGACGGCACAGTAACGGACAATGCAATTCTTGAGTCTGGATTGGGGACTATTACAAACGATGGCACATCGGGGCTTGAGGTCCAGGATGGTTCACATCATATAACAGTAAAGGGTAACAGTATTACCGACTCAAAGACTTTAGGCATAACAGTTTCAAACCATGAAGATGCTAATGGTTGTTTCGATATAACAGTCATAGGTAATTCTATTCGTGGCCTGACCCATACAACTGGTATTGAAATCACGGGGCAAAATAACAATATACTTATAACGGCTGTCAGCAATGGTTCTTCCACAATATCTTACGGTAATGACAGCGTGGACAGGTCTAAATTTTTTATTCCTGGTAATAAATTCAGAGTACATCAGTCGGATAATAATAATGGTTACTGGATAGTACAGAGTGTGGCATTCTCCGATCCTGATACAGTGATAACATGCGTAAGAGTTGATGATGGTTCTGCCCCAACCGAAGGAGGTAATCTTGGCAGGGTATGGGCAGGTCAGTTCCAACAGCGAATTGTAGTTGCTGATAACAGTATTGAGAACCTTTCAACTTCTGTTGCGAATGTGGGTATCACCTGGGGTTACTTAACTGATTGCCAGATAGTAAATAACACCATTAACAATAACTATTCAGCTATAGAAACGGAAGCAGACAGCCACAGCGAGCGCATGATAATATCGGGGAATACAATGTTTGCACCCGATGGGCAAGCCACTCATGCCGCAATAGAGTTTTTGACATCAACGGCAGCATGGGATATGCAATTTAATAATAATACAGCTCAGGGGTATAATCCTTACTTTCTCAGAATACCCTCAACGGGAGGAGCTAGTTATTATGATGGTTTAACCTCAAGGGGTAATTACCACGAAGGCATAGGCGCTAAGAACGGTTTCCTTATACAGAACGACATTTTCAATGTTATATTATCCAGCAATAGCTTAGTCACTGACAGGGAAGCGATATGGATTCAAAAAGATATCGTTAATGGTTTGATTTCTAATAACATGATTTTGAACGACCAGTCCAGCAACGAGAGAATTGGAATATCCTTTGCATCTGCCGAGGCATACGACGAGGTCATAGTCACTGATAATATAATAAATGATTATGGCAGAGGTGGGATAAATCTAAATGGAACATGGACTAATGGGATTGTTTCAGGAAATTATATTGGTGATGCAATAGGGTCCACATCGTCAATTTTTGCCCCTATTATGTTTATGAGTGGTTTTCTTGGCACTAATGTCAGGTTATCAGACAACATCCTTGAAGGCACTAATTCAACATTTGACCAAGTATCTTCGACCGCTGACGAAATGCCGGACGGGGTATCGACATCTGGTAATGAAGTTTACAACAAGCGGGTTCTTACAGGCACAGCTAACATTGAAGCCGACGACAATAATAAAAACTACCAAGTGGATTGCACTTCATTAGTAACTGCCAATCTACCTCCTGCTGTAGTGGGTTTGAGATATCCCTTCAACGTAACCGTAGGCACGAACGATCTCAGGCTCAATCCTGACGGCTCAGAGTTTATATATCTTCCTGACGGCACACTTCCAAATGTTGCCGGTGACTATATAACAAACGGAACGGCTAACGCCGCCTTCGATCAAATAATTGTAGAATGTACTCAACCAGGTCGTTGGGTGACTTATGCCGCAATAGGCACATGGACAGAAGAATAAAAGGAGTAAATTATGAAAAGATTATTGATTTTGGCAATATTGGCTTTAATGGCAAATGTCGCATTTTGCGCAAATACAGAAGTTGTCCCTAAAGACAAAGATGGGGCAAGGGTTGACCCTGGCCAGTTGCACACAGTGACGAACACATGGACTGTTATAGATACTACTGACAGTAGCGGTCTTGAACCTAACGACTTAGCGGTAACGGAACGAACTTATCAAACAGCAAAAGCGGCGGCAGAAGGCGGGGACGCTGAAATATCGTTTTTCGATGTACCCAGAAGCTGGAATGGACTAAGACTAAGGGCGATAGGTATAACAGACGATGGCACAGCAACATATCAAATATATCTAGGCACATTAGGTGACGGAAACAAAGACGACGATTCTACAGCAGAAGATTGTGAGTTGGCTTACTTAGGTCAGTTTGTTTTTACTATAGGCACTCAGGCATCAACTACAAGTACCTACGAGATGGCTGATACCTTGTCTATAACAGCATCAGATTGGGGAGATACACCAACGGCAAAAAGCCCAGCGGGAAACAGAGTTGCAACGGGCAAGGTTGATCTTTTGGGAGCAGACTTGATAGTAGCAGTACCAACCGTGGTAACTGCTGACTGCAAACTATTAGGGAAGGGATTCTAGTGATACGAAAAGGTCTAACCTTAGTAATAGTTTTGATTTTGATAGTTATTTTCGTCCTTGGCTTACGTGACCGTTACGGTAATCCTGGACAATTCCACGGAGATATTAACGTCGACGGCATGGCTGTTATCAAAGGCTACGGTGACGGCGGATATACCAATTACGACCTTGAAGTTGGCATTATTCCCGATTATGGAATGATGTGTTTAGGGAATTTCGCACTTGGCATGACATCGTTTGTTAATGGCAATATAGACCTGGATGGTGCGGTGATGTTTAGAAATATAGCAGGTCCCGTCTCTGGAGATATAGAATTTATATGGGTAGAATCCGGTGGCGGTTCGACAAGGTTTGCCCTTCCAAAATCCGGAGTTGGAAATGCAACGTATAATCCAAGGTCAATGCTAATTGCAGGTCCGGCGCCGACTGATACTAACATGGTAAAGGTCAGCTATTGGCAGGGTAATGGTATATTCCATAATCTCGTTTGCGATACCAGTGGTATAGGAGCAGACTTTGGAGTCCAGAACGACTTAGAAGTAGAAGGCGATATATTTGTTGACAGTATAAAAGAAAGTACCCCAGACGCGGGGATTGCTATTGACTGCAATATGGTAATTACAGGCACGCTAACAGTTACCGGCGATCAATCAGGGGCGACGGACCACGTATTCGATGACTATGACGATATTGAGTTGTTGAGGAAGTGGCGTACAGGAGAAGAGCTTCCTTTTGAAAGAGGCGATCTGCTCAATCAGGACAGGTTGCTTAGAGATGCTATTATTCAATTACAAGAACAGATAGATTTAATAAGGAAGGGTTTCTAATGGCCTTTAATAAAGATATACCAACAGCCGGGACTTCTCTAAGGAACTCCAATCCTCAGATATTGGCCAATCAGTCTCAATTACAGACTGCTATTAACAACGAGCATATCTTCAGTGGAACATCTGCTGGTACTCAGACAGGCGACCATACTCAAGGCTCGGCCAGATGTTTCTCTCAGGCAGGCGCACCAGCTACGAGGATTGATGGTAACGGCTTCTTGTCTACAGACTTAGGTTCGCTATGGGTTGATACCGACGACAACGCTGTGTATATCCTGACGGCCACTACACCGACGTGGACGCCTGTGTCTACAGAGATAATAGCGACCTTACTCGCCGCCGCCAGAGTCTTTGGCGATACTTTAGGCGTTACGGGAGATTTTGCTGTCAATACGAACAAGTTCAACGTAACCGCTACAAATGGAAATACTACTGCTGCTGGTACTTTAGAAGCTACGGGATTAACTACGGTGGCCGATGGTTCCCTTACCAAGACAACTGCGGCCCCTTCGGCAGATGCTGAAATAGCCAATAAGAAATATGTGGATGACCAAATAACTGCTATAACGAAAGGGTATCATGCAGGGACATTGACAGTAGCAGGCGTTTCTGTTTCTGTTGCAAACACTTTTGAGGATTTGGATTTATCTGGTGCGGGCGGGCCTGGGGCAAATGCCGCCCTTGTATTCTTAAGAGTTGCCAACACCACAGCCGCAGGTAACGGAGTCCTGCTATTGCGGCCCAAAGGTGAAACCGAACCTGCATCTGCACGACTTGTACAGGCACAAGATAGTTCCGGTATTAGTTCGGCAAATTTCGAAACTAATAATGATGTATGTTACTTAATGTGCATCACTGATTCGTCTGGGGTTATAGAAATTACAGCCGATAACGCAGGTGCAGTATTTACGTTTAAAGTAATAGCATATATCCTTTAATTAAGGATTAAATTAATGCCACTATATAAACCCTTTGCAGTCATGGACATACGAGAAGGCGTTAGAACCGACCTTGAGCCGTGGAAGCTCCCCGGCGATGCTTGGCAGACGCTTAATGACTGTTCGTTGCGCAAGGGGGTATTATTTAAGAGATTTGGTAAGACACTGTTCGGGCAAGTCGTAGCTACCAATACTGCTACGCAGGTCCCTACGCTTCAAACTAATCCCGTGATGGGTATATACAACTTTCTTGACGGTGCTACTGAGAACCTTGTCGTATTCGACCAGAACAGGATGAACACCACAGTGACAACGCCCGTGACGGGTGTTTCGATAGATGGAGCCTTTGCAGACGGTGGAGGTGGACAAGTTGTTGTCAATGCTACTGGTCACGGATTTTCTGACGATGATGTTATAACTATAAGTGGAACGACTAATTATAATGATACTTACAGGGTACAGAACAAGAACGCGAATGACTTTGAAATAACCGAGACGTTTAACGCAGAGGGGGCGGGCGGAACTATTAAGCAGGAACGCTTTGAGGACGCTTCAAAGAGTCAGATACGCTACGTAGGCAAAGCAGGGCAGAACTATACCCCTGCCGTAGATGACGTTGTTAAGGGGGAAGATAGCACCGCCATAGGCACTGTAGAGAAGCTTATAGTCGATACTGGAACTATTGCAGGCGATGACGCCAGAGGAACGATAATATTCAAACGCGGTACAATTACCGGAACCTTTCAGGACAACGAGGAACTTCAGGAAAACGGAACTCCAGCCAATATAGCAGGCCAATCTCAAGGCGCGGCATCAGATGGAGCGTTCACCGGTGATAATACGAATTTCTTCTGGGTAGCTAACTGGGAGCTTGGCGGTTCAAGTAGAATGTATATCACAAATAATAATGACCCATTGCAGAAATATGACGGGGTGGTGCTTTCAAGGCTCACGATTGACATAGGCGACGACGATGATGTTAATGACGTCAACTCTGCGCTTTTAATTTTCATAGTCAAAGAACGGATAGTCATATTCAGTGTAAACGAGGACGGTACAGATTTTCTTCAACGTGCCAGATGGAGCGCTATTAAGGAACCCCAAAGCTGGCCTACTGCTAATTTTGTAGACGCGCCAACCGAAGACACTATCAAAGGCGGAAAGTTCATAGGTGACGATCTTTATATCTGGATGCGTAAGAGTGTATGGCGATTTGCTTACACCGGAGACGTAACAACACCGTTTGAATGGGAGCGAGTAGATGACTTTGAAGGCGCAGAGGCCCAGATGAGCATAGCGGTCAAGGACAACCTCCAATACGCAGTAGGCAAGTCAAGACTCCAAATAATGGATGGCAGAAGGGTTTTGCCTGCCGATCTTAAAATACCCGACATTACACAGGACTGGGTGCAAAACTCGGTGTTGTTTAGTAATGCTCTGGTCGTTGAAGAGGAACGGCAGATAATAACATCCTACGCAGCCAGTGGCGCTCCAGCTCATGTTGACGGCAATATTTACCCTAATAAGTTATTGATAAGAAACTACGAAGATCAGGGCTTCTCTAACCATACCCACGATGTTCATACTATGGGCAAGTCTGAAATAGGTTCTGACGTTACATGGGAGCAGGACTTGTCATGGACTGATATTGACGATCCGTGGAATGCAGGATCGAACGAAGCTGGTTTCCCCACAACTCTTATAGGCGACCACGATGGACTAGTTTTACAGTTAAATACAAGCGGTTCTGATAATGGTTCGGATATATCCTTTAGTGCAAAAGGTGCAAGGCTAAACCCATTTATCAAGGACGGCAAGGATGCTTGGTTAGAAAAGATAGACTTCTTCGTAACTGTAGATGCAAGTGCAAGTTTTGATGTCGATAGCTTTATAAATACAAGTTCAACTCCGTATCAGACTAAGACTATAACAGCCACTGCAAAGAAAGGGGCATCTTCTAAAGCATGGCACACAGTCTTTATGAATGCGTTGGGTAACGAACATTCTATAGAAATAGGTAACGATGCTTCAAACAACAGACCTATAATTCACGCTATGATATGGTGGTTCAAGCCGGGTGCGAAAGGAAGGTTTAATTAATGTGGATAAACTTCCCGTGCAGAAAAAGTTTGAGTCAGGAGAGGCAGAGGAAAAGAAATGGCCTGGATGGTTTGAGAGAGTGCTTTTGTGGCTCGAAAAGGAAAACTTTTACAAGATATCCAAGCGGATAAACTTTTTACTAAGCAGGGTAAATAATAATAAACTGGAAATAGTAGCAGATGGGAATACAGGCGAAGGCCAAGATGGCAACTGGAAACTTACAACTGACGCCAGTGGAAACTTAATAATACAGGAAAATATATCAGGGACATGGACAGATTCAGGATGGAAATTAAAAAGATCGCCATAATATTAATGTTGCTTTGCAGACTTTGTTTCGGCCTGTCAGAAATAGAGCATGGCGCAGATGTGAATATGACTGCTGATGGTGCGCAGTTGATATTTCACAATAACTCCTTCTTGGTATCGTTAGCAGCCCCAAGTGGTCTATCTGAAAACACGCCAATTAAATTACCACTAACTGATGGTAGTGCAAGCCAAGTATTATTCACTGATGGGTCTAATCAATGGGGTTGGACAGATGTAAACGCAGTAGCAGGAACGCACAGTATATTGTCGGTAACTCACGACGACACAACACCTTCAGTGGTTTCGCAAGGTTCTATACTGGTTGGCGATGGTACTCCTAAGTGGATTGAACGTGTATTAGGCACAACTAATAAATTCCTAATGAGCGATGGTTCTGATGCTGACTGGTCATTCATTGACATATCAGACAGTACGAACCTGTCTGTAAATACGGCGCATTTCAAACTCACTGATGACGAGATAGACTTCTCAGATTTTCAAGAAGAGAACATCCACGTATGGCAGGGATCGTTCAATGAACAGATAGACTTTACTATTACCGAAGCAGGAGGAACGGTAACGGGAAACTTGGAGAAAGAAGGCGGTGGTGATCTCACAATGTTCTTCTCCGACGAGTACACCGTTCTTGACTGTACTGCCCCGTTATGTACTGTAGATTTAACAGCCCTCGTCGGGACAGATACGGCTCCTGCGGAGGCTTTTATTTATATCCTGCAAAGCGATAAAATATTAAGAGCGGCTAGTTCATGGCCTGCCGAGAACTTAGAACATATAAGAGTAGCCAAAGCCATACTCCAAAGCGCAGTTACTACCGGCACGGACGGAGCTTTAGGTAATAGGAACTGGAATGACTTTGCTTTTGGCATCACCGATCCAAGGGGGCACGGCCTTCACATGGCCCAGAGGATAAGGGCGGAACATGCCAAGTGGCTATCGGGCGTAGCGCTTACGGTGACAGGCAGTGGAACATCTACTATAACACTAGACACTTCGGCAGGCGAAGTTTACCAGTTGCATTTACAGGCATTTCCAACTATTGATATGGCGGGCGCTGACGATATACATTTAGTGAATCTTTCGGGAAGTGAGTATTCAACATCGGTCAATATGGTGGCTGACATAACGACATTAGCTGACGGTAGTACGCCGTTGGCGAATAACAAGTATTTCAACATTGTAGTATGGGGCGTACAAAACAGGAGCGGGGAAACTTCCCACTTGCTCTGTAATCTGCCAACCGGCCAATACAATACATCCCTTGGCGGCACTACCGACCCTACAAAGTTCTCGGTCCATACCATACCATCCGGTTTCGTTGGAACAGGATTTCTCATAGCAGAACTTACTTTCCAACTCACTGGCGGGGGTACTACGTGGACGCTGATACAGAATAAGGACTTATTAGGACAAACCCCAACTCTCGTTCCAGGCGGTGGGACGACATCTAATATTACTATATTCTCCGATAGCGAACTTGAGTTATTCGATAACGGCGACGCTACTAAAAGAATGAACTTTCAGCTTTCCAGCATAACAACTGGCAACACAAGAACAATCACAATGGCTGACAGGGATTTGGATTTAGACTCTCCTACCTTTACATCGTCAACCATGATAGGCGATATGTCAGCCGATACCTTCACTCACACAGGCAGCACGCAGGATTATATCTTTGAAGATAGACTAGACGCTTTGGCCATTCAGTGTCAGACATCTGCCGATAACAGTACGATTGAACTTTATACCGCTGACGGCGATGGTACTGACAATGCCCAGATTCATCTTTACGCAATGGGCACGCCTGGCGACGTAAATAACAGGGAGAGATTGTTATTACAGCAAATGCCCGCCACGTCTGACATCTGGACAGAAGAAGCCGGAACAGGGGTAACAACTGACTTAAGGTTATATACTGAGGGCAGTACCGGCCAATTAACTCTTGAAAACGGTGGCGATGTAATTATGTCTACGACTTACCAGAATGCGGTAGGTGGTACTAATCACGCTTTGTTTATTGATAACACCGGCCTTATCGGCGAAGATCCATCAGCCGCGAGGTTTAAAGAAAATATAAGGGACTATGATTATACTAACGTCATTAATAATTTAAGGGTGGTCAAGTATGACCGTAAAGACGGTTCTACTATTGGCCGAGTTGGGTTGATCGCAGACGAGGTTGCGCTGATACTTCCGGAAATTGTCAGCTTTGAAAGAATACCCATCAGGGAAGATATTTACCGAGAATCTATCGACTGTAATGTTAGTGAGATAGTTGGTTACACGCAAACGGAGATACCATTCGCAATAGATACCATAAAACTAATTCCTTACATGATCAAGGAAATACAGGAACTAAGAAAAGAAATTGATGAACTAAAGAAATAATGGAGTAAAATTATGAAAATAAGACATGAACTACCAGGCGTATTTGAATTTAATGTCAACGAAGCCTTTGACGGCGTGCTTCACAAAAGGTCGCCCGGAACTAGGTTTATAAGCTTTGACTTTGTAGGGGACGTACTAGGTTCAACAGGATTATTTGACCCGCAAGGCGGGGGTGTTACGCAGGCCCCAACGCTTGGCCCTTTACAGCAAGACCTTCTCGACCAGATAACCCAGCAACTCCTAAACCAGTTCCAAGGAGGCCAATTACAGGGCGTAACTCCGTTTCAGGGCCAGAGAGTAGCAGGCATATCCCCGCTCCAGCAGCAGGGATTCAACTTTGCGGGTGGATTAGGTTTTGACCCATCACAAGGACAGGGCTTCTTAGATACCTCACAGCAAGCATTACAGCAGGGATTGCAACCGATAGACACCCAAGCCATAGCTCAGGCATTCGAGCCGTCCCGTCAGCAGGCACTTAGCACGTTCCAACGGGATATAGTACCAAACATCACTGAGAGATTCGGAGCTACTAGCGGGGCTAGTGGGGCCCTTAACAGGGCCTTTGCAGAGGCAGGTAGAGACTTGTCTTTAGGGCTATCCGCCCAGCAAGCTCCGTTCGTAGGACAGGCGATACTAAACGCCCCAGGCCAGCAGTTTGCAGGGGCGCAACTAGGAGGTCAACTAGCGGGAATACCAGGGCAATTAGCGGGCCAAGGGTTAGGCTTTGCTGGTGGATTAGCAGGGCTAGGCGCCCAGCAGAGAGGCATCCAGCAGCAGCAGCTAGGAGCAGAACAGCAGCGGTTCCAAGAGGCTCAACCGTTTAATAACCCATTCTTAGCTCAGTTCTTAGGGACAGGACTAGGAACGAGAGGATTTGAGAATATAATTGAACCATTAACGCCGAGCATAGCCGCTCAACTAGCAGCATTAGGTCAAGCGGCAGCGGGCTTTGCAGCCGCAGGATAGGAGTAATATCATGGCAGTACAAAGAGGATTTGTTGATACCCTGGCTGGCTTTAATCAGTCGACTAGCAATATAATCAATATACTACTGGCGAAGCGTGAAAGAGATCGGCTCGAAGCGTTAAGGCTTGAAGGTCGGCAGAACGTAGCCGCTGATGTTCGGGCTCTCCAGCAGTTCCAGCAACAGAAACAGGCGTTCAGTGGCCAACAAGTGAACATAGGCCAACCACAACTAGGGACTCTAGGCCAGCCTGGACCGTCCTTTGCGCCGACAGGACCAGCATTCAATCCACGACCTCAGTTCCCGCAGTTACAGAGCCAGGCAGGCCAGCAGGCGACTATAGCTGGTCAGTTGCAACAGCAGTTCGGTGATCCTTTTGGCGTAGAGAGGGCAAGGGCTGGATTGTTCAGGGCACAGGCAGTAGGTGAATCTGTGGGCGATGATGTATCTCAAATCACCCATACTATCGTTGACCCAAACAACCCAAGATCGGCAAGACTGGTAAGGGATTCGTTTGATAAGAAAACTGGGGCGTTTTTAAATAGAGTTGACGTAGGCAAGGCCGTACCAGCAGCAAGGGTTGGTGGGGTTGACCCTTCGTTTGGAGCGCCATCGGCAACAGCGTCAAAGGAACTGACTGATTTAATAGGCTTATCAAGGGTGCTTGACGGCTTTGAATCTGAATTTGGAAGGCCAGGTAGTGACTTAGCTGACGTTAGTGGCTTTGCGCAAAACATCGGTGCAGCCATAGGAGAATTCACTGGCATAAAAAAGGAAACACCCTTCATTGGTAGCATTGCTAACTTCTTTGGGGCTACTACTCCAAACAAAAAACAGATAGCCTTTAGGCAGACTGTTAAAGATTTGGCAGATAGGGTATTGAGGGCTAGGTCTGGCGCGCAAATTAACGAACAGGAGTTTAGGCGCATGATGTCGTTCCTGCCAAACCTTAAACTTTCAGACGAGGCTAATGCTGGCAGAATCGCGGGCTTCAATGCTTCACTGAAAGAAATAATAGGTATCAAGCAAGGTGCATTAGCTGAAACTGGCAAGATACCAATAACAGGAAATCCTGTCTCGCCAGCGGATATTCAAATTGCGCAAAGGTTTGGCCAGTTTAGTTCTGCCCAACAAGAAAAAGTAATGGAAGGTTGGCGAAGAAATTTAACTGGCAAGCAGATACTTGACGCTGTTAGAAGTGGCAAAGACTTGCCGGTTGGAAATGCAACTCCATCCCTCCAATCACGTGAGGAATTAACGCCTGCGGACTTAGACAACCTTACCATAGAACAATTACAAGGACTATAATATGCCTGTAACAGAAGAGCAAATACAAGCTGCTATAGCGAGAAGAACAACATCGGGCGTTACCGATGCTGATATCCAAGCAGCAATACAAAGGAAACAACAATCGCAATTTGGAACAGGTGACAAAGTTATTCAACCACCGTCAACTGGATTAAGCGAAACTGCTAGGACGGGGATAGAAACCCAGTTCAGGCAATCACGATTATTACCGGAACGTGCAACGGAATTAATACAGCAACTAGGCGGTAGATTCCCGTCAACACAAGAAGAGCAACTTCAAAAACAAGTGTTCCAGCCAAGGGTGACTAGTATTCAAGCTCCCCGATCACGGCAGAGGCAAGAGGCATTTGACGAACTTAAGCAGTTTGGTTTTTCGGAAGATCGGATTAGGGGTGCGTTGGCATTTGAACAGGCAACAAAAGAACCCAGCCCACTACCAGCGGCAGGAGCGGCGGCATTGACATCTATAGGAGTAGGAGCTTTATTGCCAGTGCCAGAGGAGCTTGCAACAGTCCCAGCAGCGGCATTTACAGCTTTCAGGGCGGCATTGCCAGCAACAGCAGCAACGGGGGCTAGGGCAATACAAGCTGGCTTTGACCCTATCCTTGATTTGGAAGCAAAGGATCTACTCAAGACTTTCAAAAGAGAATTTGGTACAGAGTTATTGCTAGGTGAAGTTCCAGGCCTGCTTGGTCGAAAAGTCTTTGGCGGTCTCAAAAGAAGTGCTACTCCAAGGGCGGCTATATTGCAGGAGAAATTACAAGCTGCCACGGTAAAGCGTCTGCAAAGAGAAGGTGTTGAAAATGTTCCGGCAGGATTCACTAGGGGCGCATTTAAGTTCAAGCCCAAAGAGGTAGGATTTCTCCCCGCTGATTTAATTCAAGACAAAACTTTGGGATTAGCACAGGAAATCACAGAGACTGGATTGCTTGCATCTGAGCGAATAGCTGAAACCAGAAGGCTGTCACGGCTAGGGGGATTGCAGATTGCAGATGACTTGGCAGACAGTGTAGTTGCTGGAGCATCCAGACAATCTATTGATGACGTTGTAAATGTAGCTGTAGATTCTATAGCAGGACAGGAACAACTTTTCAAAGCAACAGGGTCTAAGCTTTTCAAGAACATAGACGAGATTACAGAAGTAACCGAAACATTCCCCCTAACGCAATCAGTGGCGTCGAACATATTAGATGAATCTGGGAGACCTTTAACTAGAAACGTCACAAGGCAAATGACGTTACAGGAACTTGTAAACGTACAGGGCGAGGCTGGTACTGGAGCGATAATTCAGAAATTAGGAAGAGAAGGTAAGTTAGTTGATATAAGGTCTTATAAAAAAATAGCCCAAGATGAGATAGCAAGATTACAGCGAACCGCAGGGGCAGGGACAACTCCTGAAATACCTTCTTTTCTCAAACGAGCAGCCGGTCTCGAAGGTTTTCAAGGTGGTCCAAATCTAGGTGATTTTGTAACGTATGAAACGGCTCAGGATTTACGATCTGCAAGCCTGTCCGATGTTAGGAGATTTGGCTCCCAAGTTAAAATTGACCAGCAGGCTTTTGGAATATCCAAGCGTTTCGCAAAGACAATGAACACTTCAATACAGTCATCTGCAAAAAGACTGGGGCCAGAAGCATCTGAGGCGTTTGAAGTTGCTAATAAGTTCTGGCGAGAAGGTCGTACAAGGTTTGGGAAGAGAGTAGTTCGCAGGCTGATGACTAACGAGGATGCCAGAGTAGGACTAGCTCAAAGCATATTCAAGCCAAGAAACGTGACTCAGATTAATGCGGTAAAGGAAGCTATGGGGCCTGATGCTTTTAATAAGTTAAAGGGTGCATGGCTTCAGGGGTTGGTTGACGCAGCGCAACAGCCAGATGCACTGGCTACGGCGACTGGTAAGGGATTGCCTTTAGGGACAAAAATATTAAAAGGTTTTAACGCATTAGACGATAATGCCGGGACATTGGGCAAACTCTTCACAAAGAAACAAATCGAGACATTTCGTGACGGAGCAAGAATACTTGCATTGCTAGAGAGGCCCGCCGAGAAAACCGCCGCCGGGGCATTGCGAATTGTCCAAGTAGGAGCCGGTGTGGCGGCATTGGGCATTGCGGCTTCGCCATTGACAGGAGAGTCCGATTTAGCAAGGGCTGGGTTGGGTGTGGTTGGATTGACGTTAATAAGCCCATTGGTCTTGTCGAGATTCCTGACTGACCCTAAAAAGGTTAAGCTGTTAATCGAAGGATCAAAGCCAATAGCAGAAGGAATTAGAACAGCGCCGGTTGCTACCGTAAGATTGTTGAGAGCTGTCAGGGATGAAAGAAAGGCTGTGATTAGAGAGCAGCAGCAATTAATAGATAGAATTGAAAAGGAAGATCGACTAGCGGCGATAAAGGCAAGGGAACGAGAACGTGGAGTCCGGGGGATTACACCAGGCTTATAAGAAAGGAACTAAGCATGGCAGAAGCAAAGCGGAATTTAATAGTTGTAGGATGTGCGATAGTGGGATGCGTTGTGACGCTGTTGACTTGTGGCGTGCTTATAGGCAATATACAGGGAGAAGTGCGGGGTATATCAGGCGCTATAACCAATCTTCAGGCAGATGTTAAGACTATAACTACAGCCCAGACGGACATGAAATCAAAACAGGCGTATCTTGAGGGTGTAGTAAGTACAAAGCTCGACACCATACAAACAGGTGTGGCTAATTTAGAGAAACAAGTAGACGATCTAGTAAGGGTAAACTAATGGCAAAAGTGAGAGTAACGATAAAGAAGAAAAACGGTGTAACGACGAAAACTAAAAGAACCGCAACTAAGAAAATAAAGGTTGTAACTAAGACGAAGAACGGGGTAAAGAAAAGGACCAAGACAATAGTTAGGAAAAAATGAACTGTGATAACTGTAAGCGGGTTAAGAACTTAGAGAAGCAGCTTGCGGAGAATCAGGATTATATCAAAAAGGAGATGTGTATGAGTGGTCTAAAGCAGGTGGTAGTCAGCGTAGTAATACTCCTGACGATAGCTTTAGTGTTAATTATGATTTACAAATGAGCGAGATTTGAACCGAAAATAAGATAACTTAAAGAGTTCGTAAATCTCCCTCCCTCCTGGCTGGCCCCTTTGCGGGGGCTGGCTTTTTATTTCTTCTTAAATCCTACCCCGTTCTCATCGCAGGGCTCGATCTCGTAATCGTCGTGCCTAGAGGTCTTTAACTGGCCATCTACCCAATAACTGCACGTATACAGCAATATGTAACCGTCATAGACATAGTTCTCGATAAATGCCTCTATGCCTGCTAGCTTGAATATTACTCTTTGACCTATTCGGAATTTAGGGTCAAGCTCTAAGAGTTCATCATATATACGCAAGTCAGTTCCACATTGTGTACAGCATCCTTTTTTGTTAATAGCCGCTTTCACGATAGGTTCTTTTTCATCCATGTTCTTTCTCCTTAACTTTCCTGTATATTAAGCATTTTTCTAACTTCTTTTATCCACCGACTTTAACAGGGATTATTACCCCACGCACACTAAAGGCTGAAACCAAAGGTAAAGGCCCTATATGTTCTCTGATTCGTTGCAGGTTTGTAGCCGTAGTTTATGTCCCAGTCGGCGTGGGAGAGCTTGCGTCAGGTTAGGCGCATCGTCGGTATCTCCCGTTTCTACCTGTTTCTTCAGATTAGTTTCATTTATAGTGTTCATTTAAGTCTTCTCTGTTTCTTTATGGCAACCTTTGGTATCGACAGCCTTCCTAGTATCTGATTATCACTGACAGTGTGGGATAAGGTGATACAGTCCTCTGTTTCGTCAATTACGAACCCCACCGATACACAGGTAACTACCCCCAATGGCTTTAAATCTTCTCTATGTATCCAGTCCTCGCACCCGCCGTGGCTATCTACCCATTCAATTTTAAAGAGTTTTTCCATTTTCTTGATCCGGTCGCATAGATCCATTAACCCTTCTTATCTTTATGTGTGCAGGCGCTTCAATTCCTATCCTTCTTGGCCTATTAGCGGGGTGCAGCTTTATAACCTCGCCTTTAACGTGAATTTCTATAATATTACCTTCGTTTAATCCAAGTACTAACATGTCTTTTCCTTTCCCTCACTCTATGGTTTCATTTATAGTGTCCATGCTTCCCCTTCTGGGGTTAAATCTGTGCATTCCAAGCAATAGAACTCATCTGTGTATTCACGGGTTCCTCTTACGTCTATTTCTTCCTTGTGTGTTGTTCTCTTCCCACATAAAAGGCATTTGCCCGTCTCTTTCATTGTCTTTTCCTTTCCCTCACTCTATAGGGATAGCCTGTTTAGGATTTAAGCTCTCACAATATCAAATAAGTCCCCACACTCATTACATCTAATATTGCCATCGTCAGTCATATACAAGCACCCACAGCAGTCCCCGTCAAGCATAGAGCAAGGAATTACGCTCATTGATAGCTTATCTCTCTTACGTAGGGCTTCAAGCTGGGACTGGAGGTCTTCAATCCTTGTAACAAAGACTACTTCTGTGTTTTGCTGTATCCTGAGATGTTCTACGCATTCAACCTCTATCTCCCCCCTCAGTTCCTCTAATTCCCGAAGAGCCTCTTCGACTTGATTGATATGATATGGCACGTTTACAGGGCTCCAGTCCCTACCCATGTGCTTCTTAAGGTCTGTTAGTAGTTCGTAGGCTTTCATATCATTCTCCTTAAAAACAGGCCAGCAGCCAATCCTTTGACCGCTGACCATAGCATGAACAAGCTGGTTATAGTTGTGTTGTGTTTCATGTTAGATTATTTAGTGCTCTTTCTTTCCAATCATCGTGAAAATACTCCTCCATTTCAGGCCATATTTCAAACATTCGCTCAATGTCCCTGACGGTATCACGGACTTCTAATTTCTTCTCCAACGTCTCATTCTCAGCCTTAAGGGCTTTGTAGTCATCTTTAAGGTCGTCGAGTTGGGCTTGGACGTTGGTTAATACTTGAAGCGCCTGCTTGTGGTTTAGTATCTTGCCACTATCAACACTTTTTATATAATATGGCCTTACCGTCGTTCCTTCTGTTTCTGCATATCCGTCACTCATGTCTTCACCAAATAAAAACGGCCACCGAAAGCTCCAATCAAGAAGGTTTTACGATGGCCATTATTAAACTTTAACTTAGTCTTGATTGGAACTTTTTCTATTGTATACTAAAATTTATCACATGTCAATCTTTTTTCTTAAAATACGTATATACTCGTATTTTGCAAAAAGGCTCAAGATTTTTCTTGACTTATTCCCACCGATAGCCGAAGATGCAACTATGGCTAACAGGAGTGTAAAACAAGAAACTAATCTCAGCGGCAAAATCCCCACTTCTGTTAGCCCCACAAGTCACGGGATTACCGCTGGGATTATTCTATAAGGAGAGCAAAATGAGTACAGACGAACACAAAGTTTTAAAAAGAATCAGCATTTATGAAATCAAAAGAATTTTGAGTGACTATATGAAAGCACTCAACTACAAGCCCTTAATTGGAAGTGGGGGAGATATAAAGATTCAGTTTCTTGATTCTGCCGACAAGCCTATTATTAGTATAAATAAGGTAGAGTTTGAAGTGCAGGATGCTCAAAACCCAGAACCAGAAGCTGTTTGGTTTGATAAATCAGAAATTAAGGAAATAGTAGCTAAGGCACAAAGGATTGATTTAAAGACCCATACGATTCATATACGATAATAAAGGAGCTTCTCATGACCACTAAGCAAAGAACAGTACTAGAAGAGATATACCGCTACATGACCAGATACAAGGGGCGTCCAAATTTAACATGGCTATCTGAACAGCTATTAATATCCATTACCCACGTCCACCGCCAAGTACAGGCTCTAAGGGCAATGGGCTATCTTGGCCTAACGCCGAGTATAACGATCACAGGCAAGACAGTAAGATTGATTGGAGAATAGAGATGGAGCATACGAAAACACCGTGGGTAACGAGGCCATATTTGCAACCATCTGATATGTGGCTGGTGGCCGGAGGCAGCGCGACCGCAAAGAATCAGATAGCTCAAATGCTTGACAGGGGCGAAAAGGGCAAGGTCAACGCCCATCGCATAGTAGAAGCAGTCAACATGCACGACGCCCTAATGGCCAAAGCAGCCAAGTTCGATAAGGTGGTGGAGGCTTTGGAGAAGAATGTTCACCATTGCGAATATATCGAGGGCGGAAAAAGATGCCCCAAGGTAGCTCTTTATAATGTTTCCGACTATGATTGGAGCGAGTATCTCTGCGAGGAACATAAAGATTTATGCAGTTCTCCAAATATGAGAAAAAGGGTAAAGCCGGTTTTCGTCCCTAAGCTAAAATTAGCCGAGAAAGCCCTCGCCGACGCCAAGCAATAAGCAGTACCCTTGACATAAGAATAATGAAAGTCAGTGAGGTCAAGCTATAAGTTGATAGAGATGCTTGTCCGATTGAGAGTGGCGGAAACGCAGTTGGCGTGTGCTGGACAATGGCCCCTGTAATCTCAGGAAGGCTTGAACACACTGGCTTAGACGTGAGCCAAATCAAGTCCCACTCTCAACTCACTGACACAGGGCGATTTCGGCCTCCTCCGGTCGCCCTGTACGGCCTAGCAGGTGCATGGCGAGTGTAGCGGTTTGCTGTACGGTAAACAGATAGTCCAGACTTGTCAGGGGTATTCGAGTTGCCCGTAGGCCATTATGAAGTGCAAGAAATTAAGAGGCTACATTGAAGCACAGTTATTTTCTTACTATATGAGAATGAAAGGGATGAGAATGAAATACTTAGGTATTTTAGCGATTATGATATTCAGCTTTTCACTAGGAGTACTTACCCACGATTGTACAGAATACACAAACATCGCCACGGAACGGGAAACTAGTATGGAGACGGCCACTATGGAGGGCGGATCGGGGGCGGAGGCCCCCACTTGTTATCATTCACGAATCAGTGAGTGGCAAGAATGGCAGAATATATTGTATGACTCTATTGGGTGGCTTGATTTCAGGTGTTACGATAGATTGATAGATGCCATTGAATGGGTTGAATCCGGCTGTGATTCTAGTGCCGTTGGTGATGATGGAAAAGCCGTTGGAGCTTTTCAAATTCACAAAATTTATGTTGATGAAGTCAATAGAATCATTATTAAGAATAAATACCGCATACCCACATTCAGATACGAAGATCGTTTATGCAATAATATGAGTCGAGTAATGGTTTATATCTATCTATCAGAATTCGGGAAGCATTCATTGCCTGACAAGTTGGAAATAGCAGCCCGCATCCACAACGGCGGGCCACAAGGCTACAAAAAAGAGTCGACCAAAGCTTACTGGGCGAAGGTTAAGGAAAGGTTGGAGAAATAATGGAAGCAGTGGCAAAGCAAGTCTGCGAAACAGCTTTAATTCTCGTAGATGCAATATACTCAAGAACAGACCTTATTATGCTTTTGCAGGTTGTAAATTTAATGGGATTGATCGCCTTGATATGGACTGTTCACAAGAAGAAATAGAGGGAAAATGACCCTCAACTACCTCATAACCAGACAAGAACTAATAAGGAGTATTCACATGCAAGTAAAACTAAACAGTTGTGATAATTGCGATAAATGCAAGGTGTGTACAGTAAAGACATATTTCTTAGACTCTTTTGCCGATACGAAGATGAGGATAGTATCGGCTACTTTGGATGAGCTAGCAAGGCTTACTGTAGATATGAGTTACTTACTTGCGGGACATTGCCAGTTTTACAAGAGGCTTAAATAATGGCTAAGCAATGGAACAAAGACCGCTTTGAACCGCCCCATCCTGCCGATGACCATGTAGATAAGAGCTGGGAACTAAACTCAGAGAATGAATTTCACGAGGACGAGCCTAGGGACGATGAGACGGTTACTAATATATTGAACGGAGATTGAGTAATGGAAATTGTGGAATGCGCCCAAGGAAGTGATGCCTGGTTCGCCGCAAAGCTTGGCATGGTGTCCAGCAGCCACTTTAGCGACATCGACAACGACCTGAATGCCAGTTTAGAAATAAGGTTAATGAGCAAGAAAGCCTTGGAGGCTGCTCTTAAAAGCAATACTTATATTGCAGATCAGCGTAAGCATCCAAAGCATCCCGAGAAGTGGTTACCATGCAAAAACAAAGAGCGAAGGGTATCACTCATAAAAAAGCAGCTTAGTAGTAGCAAGGGTGCTGCCAAAACCACAGGCGGGTTTACAAAAAAAGCAGGCCGAGGTCTTTACATGCGGAGACTTGCAGGGGAGCGACTTAGTGGCATCAGTGCGGAAAGCTACTCAAACGGCAACATGGAGGCAGGGGTTGGCTTAGAGGATTCAGCGAGAGATTACTACCAGATGGTAAACAGCGTCAATGTTGAGCAGGTTGGCTTTATTAAGCGGGATGATTGGGTAGGCTCTTCCCCTGATGGGTTGGTAGGCTTAGATGGCGGTATCGAGATCAAGAGCGTAATCCCTTCAACGCATATCGCCACGATCATAAGCGGTAAGATGCCGACTATCCACACGCCCCAGGTGCAAGGGTTCATGTGGGTGGCTGAACGGAAGTGGTGCGATTTTGTTTCTTACTGCCCATCAATCACAGCCCGTCCGTTCTTTTGCGTCAGGGTTTTTCGTGACGAGGCTTATGTAAAAGAGTTGGCAACGGCAGTGGATAAATTCGTGAAGGAACTAAAAGAAATGATAAATTTGATAACCCGAAGTGAATTTTAAAAGGTGAAAATATGGATGAGAACCAAATCGAAAAAGTAAACAAGAACACAGCAATACAGACCATCGACCCTAACTCGCCGGCTGGCATAATGGAGCGGCTAATGAAAAAGGATGGTACTTTGGACGTTGAGGGGTTTGGAAAAATGCTTGTATTCCAAGAACAGTACGAAGCGAACCAGGCTCGTAAGGCTTACCATGTTGCGATGACTGCTTTTCATTTAGAAGCACCAAAGATTATAAAAACAAAACAAGGCCATAATTGCAAGCACGCAGATTTGGCCGTTGACCTTGTTGCGGTAGTCGCCCCTAAACTTAGTAGCAATGGACTTTCTCATTCATGGGGTACAAAAACAGAAGGTGATAAAATTACAGTCACTTGTAAGATAACCCATGTACTCGGACACTCTGAAGAAACTACTCTTTCGGCTGGCCCTGATACATCTGGAAGCAAAAATGCAATACAAGCCGTAGGCAGTACGATCACGTATTTGCAGAGATATACGCTTAAAGCCGCCCTTGGCTTAGCAGAGGCTGGACAGGACGACGACGGGAATGACGCAAGCGACAACGAGGTCAAGCTCCCTGAGATAACCGACCAGAACAAAAAGGTTCTAGCTGCCATCTGCGTAATACTCGAAATGCAAATCCCTGACGATATGCAAATTGATCCCGACAAATTAGCCAAGAAATTCCTCGCGAACGGGGGAAGCTACCCGTCAAAGATGGGCGCGACAGCTACCGCCGCCAAGTGGATTTCGGATCTGGACTGCATGGAGGACTGGACAACGAAGAGACCGAAAGAAAACCACCTCAATAAGCCTGGGGAAAAGGTGATGGATTTAATGCAGGAGGCTTTTATCGCGTTCAAGGATTACCACGCGGGAACTCCGGGCATAGAGGAAGCAGACTTTGACTTTTTCATGAACGAAACAAGGGAAGCGTTCGGCAAACTGCCAACGGTAAAAAGTAGCATACCCCAAATATGCGAGAAGGTTAAACCGGAAGATGTTATACCGTCAATTTAAGAAAGGATAGAGACATGAGCAAAGAACGTGAGATAATAGAGCAGCAGATCGTAGACCACCAGAAGGCTATCGACACAGCCCAGAAGCAGTTGGAGGACTTGGAGGTGACTTATTCGGCGGGAGATAGGTTTGAGACAGTGTCAGGGAAGCACATGATTATTGCCATTGGCAATAGCGAAGCAGTTTTGGCTTCCTTAAAAGATGGAATCAACCATAATGGTCGGACGAAAGTATGTTGTACAAGCAGGATAACTCCAAAAGAATTGCGGCTATTATGCACTTGTGACGATCTTGTCCGCTACTGGGACGACAGAAAGCAGGTGCGAGTATGAGCGAGAAACAAATAATCCTAGACCAAATCAAAGACCACCAGCAAGCCATAGACAAGGCCAAGACCGAGCTTGATGCCCTGGATAAGCCGCAAAGGGAAGGGGATTATGGGTATAGTGAAAATAATCATCCAAGAATCAATTTCAGGAATGGTGGCCTGTTTAACTCAGATGGAAAGATATATTCCCCCATGTCCGCTGATCAAATTATAAAGCCCACAGGCAACATCTTCGACGACCTCGCCAGAAATAGCAAGGACTTGGAGGAGTTTCAGGTGAATGCGGATAACGTCATGTCAGGCTTCAAGGCTAAGATAGACTCAGATGGTCGTATAGATATGGGCGGAACGCGGGACACTTGGCACTTTTTGCCATCCCAAGCCCAAGAAGTCCACGACAATCTCGGCCAACTCCTAGCCACTGCCCGCAGGAGGCAAGATTGACTACGTATCGAGTTGTAACAATAGTAGAAGAAGGCCCGACCTTTTCTAAGCCCCTGACGTCCATCCTAAGCGAGCTAAAGATCGGTGGGGCAATCAAGCTCTTGAGTCCTTTGGAGTACATTACCGACCGCCAGAGACGCTACTACAAGGGTATCGTGATACCTCACATGGTAAAGAACGATGAGAACGGCGAAACGGCTGGCTGGTGGGATTCAGAAATCAAGAAGCTCTGCAAAGGGCTGGACTATCTGAAAAAAGAGATATTCTTCTTAGAAGGCGATGATGGGAAGAAAACAGGTATTGGTAGGTTGACAACCGTTGGCGTAGGCAAAAGGAATATGAGCCTCTTCATGGAAGAAATTATAAACCAGAGCAATATTAGGGGCTGGGGGATCGCGGCTCCGGATTCTAATTTAAGGAGTAAATAAAATGGGCGAAGAGCTAACATGGGTAAGGGCAGCACAAAGGCGGAATAAAGAAATTCATGACCTAGGGATTAAGCTGAAAGAGGCCAACACCCGCATCCTAGCCTTAGAGAACAAGCTGGCTGATAGGACTGCTGAACTTGTGGAGACAAAGGAGGGGCTAGAGGAAGCCATAGCCTTACAGGAGGTGAATTACAAAGAAGGCCGGAACTTGCGGGAAGAGGAATTATCCACGCTTCAAGCCGAGATCGTGGAACTCAAGAGCCAGCGGGATGAATTACTGGACAATCTTCAAAAGGACAACGAAAGGCTGTCAGCGGAGAACAAAGACTTGCGGGATTTAATAACCGAGGAAGGAACCAGTAATGGCTAAGAAGAAGAAGCGCAAGTACAGAAAAAAAGGCGAACGAGAGAAACTGACGATAAAGCTGGACGAGCTTGTAAAGCAGATTCTAAGACTGCGCGAGGATAGTATCTGTGAGAAGTGCGATAAGTATGTAGAAGGCCCTGACGCCCATACCAGCCATGTAGTAGCGAAAGACAACGGGGCAAGCCATCGAAGGTTCGATCTGATGAACGTGAGCTTGCTCTGTAAGCGTTGCCATCTGTACTGGTGGCACAAGAGCCCCCTAGACGCTTCGGACTGGTACAAGGACAAATTCCCGAACAGATACGAGTATCTAAGCAAGTACAGGGGCGGTAAGCCAGCCAAGATAAGTACTGGCGAGATGGAAGAGTTGGTTGAGGAATACACTGAGAAGCTTAAGGAATTGAACAATGGCGGATAAAGACGGCTACCCAACGGAAGCGGAGCTTAAGCTGATAACCGAATGGGACGTAATCAACGATGTTAAGGGGCTGATAGAGTTCATCAAGGAGCAGTGGATATACGAGGAGTATTTCAAATACGAGCCTCCATTGCTTGAACTTCACACTGGTGGATGGTCAGGCCATGAGTCAGTTATCGGCGCACTGGAAAGGAATTTGATATTCTGGGGCGTGTTCTGGCAGAAGTCAGAACGAGGCGGGCATTATTACTTTGAGATTAAGGAAGGATAAGGAGCAATGGCATACTTTAGCAACGGCACGGAAGGTGACATGTACCAGGAGAAGTATTGCGAGAATTGCGACCATTGGAAACTTGACGAAGATACAGAGACTTGGGGTTGTCCCGTTATGGATCTTCATTACGAACATAACCGGAGCAAGGATGAAACAATCAAGACAATACTTGAAATACTTATCCCGACAAATGAGGAAACTACCTTTGCCGAGCCCTGTAAGATGATGGTCGAGAAAAAGAAAAAAGAAGAACCATGTTATTTTGACAGTTTAGCCACGCAGGGAGATAAGGAGTTGAGTAAATGAGTAACCTTTGGGGTACATTTTATAGCAACTCTGTAACGAAAGAGGCCATTGGAAAATTAGGCCAAGAAAAAGCTGAGGATGCAATCAATTGGTTATTGCAACTCCACCTTGACGAAATGACTCTTAAGCAAATAGAAGAAATGGCAAAACATAGAGAGAATTAGGAGAACCAGGATGAAACCAAAAAAGAAACGCAAGAAAAAGAAAAAAGAAAACTGGCTAATCAAGTTTTCAATTACAGCCCCGCATGTTTGGAGATAAAGGAGAATAAGACATGAAAGCAAATGAACATAGATTAAATAAAGCTCTCGCTGACCTCCAAGAAAAAGAGCCCTGCAAAGACTTCCAAAAAGAAGTCGGAGAATGGGGAGATAGAACTTTTAACCCAGATGGCCACAATGTAACAACAGGAATAATTTGCCATTTAGAAAAAGAGGTTGACGAACTTCAACAAACTGCGAATCCCACAGAAGCCGCCGATTGCTATATATTGCTGTTGCAGTTAGCTCACAATCTAGGATTTAATCTTGAACATGAAGCTCGCCTGAAAATGAAAATCAATTATAAACGTAAATGGGACAAGCCTGACAAATTTGGCGTAGTTGAACATATCAAAGAGCCCTGCTCAAAGCCAGATCAGCCAGATTGTAACACTTGTGAAGATGAAAAATATGTCAGAAAATACATGGATTGTTTAATACCATGCGCAAAGGATGTATTAGGCAGTTTACCCTGCCCCGCCTGTAGCAAGCCAGCACAGGAGCAAGGGGACACGGCGGCGTTTGTGAAAGAGTGCAATGACGTACTTGATAACTGGAAATCCAATAGATACTCACCTGCTATATGGTGCTTATGTCAAGCAATAATCCGTATAGAGGATTATGAGGAAACTCTTAAAAATTCAGTTGAGATCGTAGAGCGTGACCAAGAATGGCAACAAGAAGATAATGCAGAGATAGCCCAACTGCGGAAAGATTTGAAGTGGTATGGGATGCACAGGCCGCGTTGCAATACTCGTTTTACTATCGACAAGCCCTTTATGAAGAAATGTGACTGTGGCTACGAGCAAGCCTTGCAACCCCAGCCCAAATCCCCGCCAAGCAGTGAGAAAGAAGGTGAGAAATGAAACTAAGACTCTACCTTGCCCTACCCATAGCCTACCTGGTGATAGGGCTTATCAAGGCTGTGGACTGGGTGGCTGGGGATGGGGAAAGCTGAGATCGTAAAGAAATATAAAAAAAAGCTTGACGAACAGAAGGATATAGAGTATGGTAAAGAAAATGAAGACGCTGGTATCAAAACAAAATACTAGAAATATAGCCGTAAGGGAACTACCAGCGTCTTTCCTTTGCGGCTTATTTTTTATGGAGTTGACATGTACATAGACCGCACACCCAAAACAACTGGGGAGTTATGGCAACAAGCGTGGATGCTGGCAGGGAAGTCACTATTCTATATGCAATTCTGCTACCCCCATGAATATGACGAACAAGCCATAAGAGTTCACCAGATGTGCTACCACTTGGCCAAGGAAAGAACAGCCCACCTCGAGGATACCCCGGAAAACAGGAATTGGTATCACGAATGGATAGAGAAATTCATAGAAGAAGTAGAAAATCAATGTTAAACACAAAACACAATAGAGCTGTTCGGCGATGGCACAACCGCAGGATGAAGCGTAAGGTTGTAGCGGCGTGGGGTTATCCTGAAGCTATGAAGTACGCTGATCACATGTGTACTTGCAGTAGGCCATGTTGCGGGCATAGAAGAAAATGGGAAGGGCCAACTATTCAGGAAAGAAGGCACCAAAATAATTAACATGATACAGAACATAGACGGTTAAAATCTAACTCAGGCTATCCCTATCTAGTGTGGCCTGCGGGCAGATAGGGGACAAAGCTGGAGGTATAAAAGACCAGCAACGGTAATGAGGGCATCCTTGCCGGGTTGCCTCCGTCTTAGACGACTCAAAATAGGATCATGTAGTTGGGAGTGAACCGTCCCCTGAATAGTGAGAAGTCCTATTGCTTAAAGACCAAACTGTCTCAGTTTATACAGGGAGGCTTAACAAAGCGCCTTATTTCCAAGGTGCTTTTCCCTCCTGAACTCGATTACCAGGGAGACTAAACCCTACTAACTTAATAGGATATAAGAATATGAGCAGAAGCAAGAAGAAACCAATAATCCAGCTTACACACCAAATAGATAAGGATATAGACCACAGAAGAGTTAGGCGCAGAGTTAAGGTGGAACTGGCTAAGTTTGAAGAGCCTGACATAATCATTATTGAAGGTGATACCCGTGATTTTGGATTAGAGGAGCTGGGAACGGTACTAGGCTACCACACTGCCGATATATGCAATAACGACGATGAGCGAGCTATTGAGAGTAAGAAAGTTGATAGCAGAAAATGAACAATGAATACATGAAAACAGCCGAGCGTATAATGAAGAAGCTCAGAGCTAAAGACCCTGACTTCTGGAAGATAGATATGAGTCAGTACGAGAAATATGAATATGTAAATGGAGAACTAAAATGCCAAAACTAAGCAGAAAAACCAAGAAAAAAGACGACCGCCCTGCAAGAGTAAAATACTGGATGTCCAGACATCTAGAGAAAAAGAAAGTCAAGGCTTTAATGAGAGTTACCGGCCTGACTCGCAAACAGGCTTTAGAATACTGGAACACTGTCCGAGGAGGCCGGAGAACGCCATCGGGGACACCACAAACCCCACTGACGGCCAAAGAGCAGAAA